TATTGCTTTTTTAATTTCGCCATTTAAGCGCATTAATAATTTTTTTAGACCTATTCTAGCAGAGCCAAAGAAAAATGGTTGAGGTTTCATATAACCTGGCTTAGCGCCTTTGAATTGTGCTGCGTAACTCTTTGGTATTCCTAATTCTAGCATATCATCAAAAGTTACAAAAGCACCAGTTCCAAATTCTACATAAGGCGCATATTTTGCTCCGGCAATTACCTCAACAGTTTTACCCTTTTTTTCTGACTTTATTGACTGCCTTAGTGTACCATAATCAGACGCTACATTTTTTTTTGCAATTCGTGCAATATCTAAACCGGCCGTTCCAAGTTCTTTTGATAATGTATTTTTATCAAATGTTCTTAAATTGTCTAACTTTTTTTTAAGTTGGGCCAAATCTGATTGGTCGATTTTAATATTCATTTTACTTAGACTTTGTTGCTAATAATTTAGTATAAAAATCCAAATCAAACTCAAACTTTTCATTTATGCGATATTGTTGAGATCCACCTTCTAAAATAAATATATCTCCCAACTGAATTAAATCTGCGGTATTTTTACGCATCATTATTTCAACTTGAACGTCTTGTGTTCTTTTTCCTAGTTTGTCGCTTATATCTCCGCTAATCTGCTTTAAATTACACCATACAGTTGCAACATTTGACAAAGTTGAATTATAACCGCCAAAACCATCTGACGATTTAACTAATCGTTTTATTGTTATTTTAGAATCTAGTTTTCCGGCATCCATTAAATAAACATAGTTTTGTAAGACGTCAAAATTTTTATTGTCGATGTTGGTACTTCTGCAACATTGTTTTGCTCAGTTGTAAAATCTGCTCTATTATCATAATAGGTTGATATAAGTTGCAACATCGCTTGTTTTACTAAAGAATCATTTATTCCTACTGTTATGTAGGTAATTTTAACTCTTTCGGCAGAGCCTCCGTCTAGTTCAATAGTTTCATTATCTAAACCGAGAATTTCATAGTCAGTTGTAGCAGTTCCGTTAATTGTAACCTCTGAAACACTAGCAATTGGCCCAAATGGTAAATCGAATAATCCGTTTGTTGTGTCCAGGTAGTACGTTCTATTTTTTGGAACAATATCTCTTGAAATATAATTTTCGCACCATATACGAGCCTGAGAAATCATTGCGGTAATTAAATTATCATCCGCACTTGTATCAATACGAACATAATCTTTAACATTTTGAGCCGTTAATATTTCATTCCCGGTTGTTGCGTTAATTTTAATTTGTCTCATTTGATTTGATTTCTTTAAATTCAACCTTTAGTTCTTTTGTTTCAAAGGTTTGCTTTTCTTTCTTTTTAGATATTTTTGATCCTAAACCTTTTTTAATCCAGTTATCAGCAGTATTTGCGTCTAATTCTATAACATCGCCCTCATTGTAACGCTTGTCTCCTTTTAAAATAGATTGTTTGATTTTTAGTTTCATATTATGAATATTTTTGTAAAGATAAAAAAAAAGCGCCACATTAGTTTGCGACGCCTTTTCGTTGGAAAACAAAATTGAAAACATTTAAAGTTCTGCAAAGTTATTAAAAAATTTTAAATATTTAGGCGATGTTAATTCAATTGATTTTTGTATGCCGTCATTTTTAATAATAAAGAATCCGTCTTTCTCTTTGTAGTAAATAGCAAAAAAATCTACGTCTTTAGTTTTGTAATTTTTTAGTTTTGTATCTCTTAAAAAAACTCTTGGCCTATTTGTTAATTTATGGACTGATTTAATTTGTATTTTAAGCAATCCTTTTTGTGTTTCAATAATGCAATCATATCTCGAAGTATTAAGTAAAGGAAATGAAACATAAAAGCCTTTCTCCATTGCAGCAGTTGCAAATTTGTATTCAGCAAGACATCCAATTTGGTTGCTATCCATATCGTAAAGATAGCAAAATAATTTATTGGTTATCTAAAACAAATTTGCAACCAAATAATTTAATTATTTTTCTGTGATTTTTAACGCCGTTATAAGAAAGTTTATTTTCTTTAGCATAGTCTGAAATTGTTTTTAGGTTTGCGTATATTCCAAGACGTTCAAAAACTTGCACTATATCAAGATCATCTCTCACCATTGCTTTGTAAACATACTCTTCAATTTTGTCTAAATGCCTTTTATTTGCTAAGTTTTTCATTAGTTCAATTTTTTGAATTACACATAATAGTAGTTATGCTTAATTTTTCTTCCAACATTGTAGCCATAAGTTAAACCAAGCTATTTGTATATCTATTGCAAAATGGTATCTACCTATATTGTTTTGTTTGTAAATTTTTAAAACTAATCCAAAGTCAAGCCAATCCCAAAAGACCTTAGGCTCGAAAAACATAAGCATAACACCGTATAAAGTCCATTGCTTTTTTTCTGTTTGGTTGTTTATTTCTTTACTCATAATTTCTGTATGTTAATTAGTTTTTTTCTTAATTCAAGTTCGCAACATACCTTATACAAACCGTTACCTATTAGATGCGTTAAAACAATTAAAACAACAATATTGTTTGCCAAGTTGTACATCAACTCCGCACTCCATACATTCGCTCTTTTCTTCTGACGATTCTAAATGTTCGTTTAATTGGTGGTCAAATACATCCATAGCTATTTTTTTTCTAAATGATTAATTTCTCTTTCCAGGCAAATAATCGCCTTTTCTAAATCCTCAATCTCTGTGTCTTGGCTTTTTACTCCGGCCCTTACAATGTACTTTATGGCGTTACCTCTAGCAAATGATAAATTGTAATCGTTTGCAATATCTATAACGTCATAGTTTGCGCCATTGTCGTAGTGTTTTGGTTTGCTCATTATACGTTAAAAATTAATCCGGTTAATAATCTTACGATGAAATAGCTAGGCGCTAAAATCATTATTAAAGTTTGTAGTTTTTTCATTTTGTTTTCTTTTTAAAGTTAAAATGTTATATTTAGTTTTGCTAATTTTCTTAATTTAGATACTTTAAAAATTTCTAATTTAACGTAGATATTATCACCATATTCATCAACCCCATTTTGTACCCATAAAGTAAACTCTGATTTTGGATAATCATATTGCATCCAACCCCATTTATCATCTTCTTTTAATTGCTCAAATAAAAAGTTTACTGCATCAGTATAACTAAATAAAAGTGTATTTGTTTCTAACCAACCTATGTAATTGTTTTCAATTTTAATTTGCATTTTGTTTGTCTTAACGTGGTAGTTTGTTTCCCACACTCCAAAGATAAAACCTTTTTTGGAATTAAAAAAATATTTTCACTTTTATTTAAAGTTTTTTTTCATTTTATTTGTAACACCTTGAAAATTAAGGGCATAAAAAAAGACCTGAAAGTTAATTCAGGCCCTTTAAAATAAATTATTTTAGTTATTATGGAGTCTCTAATGCTGCGATTGCAGTTGCAAAAGATCCATTAACAAACGCATTTGGTAAGTAGTTTGTTAAAGCAACCCTTTCGCTTACTCTAACAGTTACAAATCCATCTCTTACGTTAGTTCCATCTTCTCTAAAGAACTCAACATTTACACCTTGTCTAACCCATAACTGAGTACCAACACCAAAGTTTCCAATTAAGAAACTTCCGGCAGCGATAGCAGTGTTCTGAATTACTTTTACTCCTGAAAAAGAAGGTTGTAATCCGTTATAAACTTGGTCTTTCAAGTATTTGTTAGTTGAATCTTTTAACAATAAAATCTTGTTAAAGTCAGTAGGATTTAACATAATACAATCAGCGTTGTAGTTTAACAAAGCTAATTGGTTTAATGCTGCAACGATAACGTCAAACTCATTAGCAGACTCAACAGACTGATAAAAAGCACCACTTGAAGAAACATCAAAATCAGCTGCGTCAGTAATGATTCCGCTTAAATTAGCACCAGTTCCGTCTCCGCTTAATATTTGAGTATCTTCAACTTCTAAAAGTTTCTCAGGCGCTCTTGCAGAAAGGTAAGACGTTAATTGAGGCGTATCAGCTAGCATTTCCTCAGAAATACGGAAGTAAGTTCCGATTTTTCTTACGTTAGCATCAGCCGCAGTCATATCAAAATCAGATTGTCCTAAAGTTGTACCCTCAGCAGTTGCAGCGGCACCATTAGAATATCCTGATTCTTTTACATATCGTACAACATCAGATTGAGTTGATCCAGTTGCTAGTAATTGTCTAACGTGAACTGGTCTTGTTGGGTCAAATTTGTAACCTGGTACTCTGTCCGCCGGAATTACTTCTCCAGTAAAGTCAGCACCGATAGTCATATCTGCCTTTAATTCAAATGATGCGCTTCTTGAATTACCTTTTGCAAGGCCTTCAACCGCTCCATTATCCAACGCCTCTTGTAAAGCACTTTTAAAAGTTACTTTCTTTTGGCTATTGAATTGTTTTTTACTTGCTACTTCCATAGCGTCTAAACGCTCGTTTAATTTAGTAGCCATTCCGC